TTTTTTTTTGGCCCCATTGGTTAGGGTCATCTAAAAAAGATCTTTTTTATTAAGTTGTGATAATTATTCTTCGTCTTGGTCAGACTCTTCTTCCTCTTCGCTGCACATTTTGTTAACAGCTGCACAGAGAAGGTCGCAAACTTCCATTTTATCCTCGATTTCCATTTTTTCCATTATGGAATCGATCATGTCGCTAAGATCATCGCCAAATTCCTCCATTAGGGCTTCAAGCTTTTCTTCATCGACTTGAGGCTCCATTTCGGAATCCATCGGCATATCGTCAATTTGCTCATCGCCCATGGGCATATCATCTGTCATTTCTTCTGCTTCGTATGCAGAGAAGTCTTCATTTACAAATTCTGCGAATCTAATGATTCGGCCTTCTTCGATTGCATCGACTGTTGCGATTGTCGGTTTTGCGTACATTGGTTCAAATGGTTTTTTCTTTGCGTCCCTTGAGATACGGTCGCGGGTTACTGCCTTCCAGGTAGGATCGTAATTATGTCTAAATTTACCGTTACCTCCTTCGAAATCAGAGTTGCGATCAACGACTCTCTGGTAGCCAGCTAGAGTTTGCCTTTTTGACTTATCAAAGTCGGATTTTTCAGATGGACCACCAAAGGCATCACCTTTTAGGCTGGTCCATCTGTCCATTGATGGATTATCTCGGCGTTTAACATTAAACATGTCCATTGTTGGCAATTTAATTATTTTGATTATTGCCCAACGCGAGTTTCTTGGTAGCGGTCTGCAATAAACGGAACAGTCAAGGAAGCAATTGAGGTATTTCCATCAGCTGAATAGTCAAGAGTCTGTTCGTTGAATTTGCCGGTGTCTAAAAACACTGGGGCAAAAACAAAATCACGGAAAATCTGACCTGTTCTGTTGAACTGAGTGATTTGAATAGAGGCCTCATCACCAGTAACACCAGCATAATCCTTTTTCAGGCCTTGCGCGCCGGTCATTGGATCAAATATCAGATTTGCCCAAGCGCGAAATGCATTATAGATGTAATTATCGTTGTCGTCATTTAAGTTCAGTTCAAATTCAATTGTGAACTTATGAAGGGTCGTTCCAGGACGAGCGGAAGCGTATGCCCTTTCTGAGAACTTATATCTTTGCGTTACAATCGCACCGCCTGCGTTACCAGCAAGTTCAGGTAGAGGAGTAACCTTTTTTACATGCTCGAGAGTGAGGTTATTATTAAATCCCACGTAGTCTTTTACAGCAGGTGGCGGAGTGATAATCACCTCAAACTGGTTGAGGTAAATTGGCTCAAACCTTCCGGGTCCAGCCGCTGAATTTTTGAAATGAGGTAAACCAGCCATCTTGTTTTGATTTTTTTTTGAAGTTATTTATTTGAGCCGGCCTTAGCTTTCTCAAGCTTATCGGCATCTGCTATCTGTTTGTTTAGTTTTTCGCCATTCGGGGTTCCCTTTAAGATGCTTCTTAGATCGAACATCCACGACTCTTCGTCTCTAACGTATTCTGACTTAGGAACAGTGGTCTTTTGATCAGGCGTAAATCTTAGCTCGATTGATGGTAGTATTTCAACCAATAAATTCCGGCCGTCTTCTGCGTTAAAATCAGCATAGGATAGTTCCGTTTTTGAGCCAAAAAGGCCATCGACCTTAACTATTGCTCTAATTTTTTGAGAATTTGAATTTTTATTATCGTCAATCTCTCGAGTCATGTTTTCGGAAACCTTGTGTATGATTTGAACTTCGGCATAACCTCCGCCCCTTCTTTGAATGTCAGTCAATACTAATCGATCAGCTGTCACCTCAACCGTATACCCAAGACTAGCCTCAGGTTCTTTCGGTTTATCTTCGGCATCACCAGCCGGTTTGGATGAAGCATCTTTAGACTGATCAGTCTGTGTGGTAGACTGTGGCACTGGTGATTTCTGAGAAGCTGAGGATTCTGCCTCAAGCACAGGCTGTTCTTGCAGTTTTGAATCAATCACCGAATCGATTAAGTTAATCAACTCTAGTATTTTGTTTGCAGAGGTGTACTTGAAGTACGTCGCGGTTGCAGAGGCAGCAGTATACGAAAGATCCGGATAAATGCTCACAGCGTGAAGCTGAACGTCTTGACCGTTTTGGTCCCATTCAGGTTGACTTCCATTACCTGGATTTCTCCATGAAATATTAAAAGTTACAGTCGATTCAGCTATAACACCGTCCCCTATCATCCTTGTCCAACGTTAGTATCGCCCTGGAATTCTTTTCCGCGATTTGCTTTTTTCTTTTCCGGATTAACCGGCTTGTAATTTGCCCAAATTTCATTATAGATTCTGCATGAAGCTCCCATGAAATTCACAATACCCACGTACTTTTTACGATCGTCGCCCTTCATTTTTGAAATCTTACGACCGATCATGCGAGCATCGTCCAAATCAAGCTCTTCATCGTCGTTTTTACCGACCAGATCCTTTAGTGAATTTGCTTCCTTAACATAGGATTCAAACGTTAAATACACTCTTTCTGTGCGATCGCTAAACATCAATTTGCGATTATTTTGGAAGCTTGGACATCTTGGCATCAACCGACTTGCTTATAGCTTTTCCCTTGATGGTAAGACCGGCAGTTTTGCTATCCACCATTTTTTTAGGAGAGCTTCCCTTGCCCTTAGGCAGATCAGACATTTCAGGTTTAACGCTTTTTGATACAGCTGAGCCCTTTCCTTTTGGAAGATCAGCCATTTCAGGTTTAACCGTTTTTGTTGCGCGCTTGCCTGACTTGGGTGCGTCTGTCAGATCATTGTTAACCTGCTTAGTAACGGCCTTGCCTTTTACTTTAACATCTGCAAGATTGTGAGCAGCGCTCTTTTTTTCAAGAAGGTACTCGCGATAATTAAGAACAGCTTTCATTGTTTTTAGATTTTGATTTTTTAGAAAGGTAAGCCATTAATCTAGCTTAAGCTAAGTTATTTATTTAGCAGTCTCTAATAAAAAGAAAAAAGGCTCCCATTTGAGAGCCTTTTTCAATGTTATCCAATATTTTATTAGTTGGTATAACCAGCAGAAGGACGATAAGAACCGGTAAGAACACCAAGTCCGTTAACTTCCATTGTTACGTATTGAGTTTCAGGATGCCATCCAGCTTCGGTGATAGCATAGCGAGACTTCATACCGATTTTCGGAGAGAAGGTTCCCTCAGCGATTGTCTGCAGAGACTCAGCCATGATATACGGCAGGAATTTAACACCAGGCTCCTCATCAGCACCCTTACGACCGATAAGGATACGGTTGTCAGAGAACTTCAGGTTAGGATCAACGTAAACGGTAAGGCCGTGTACTTTACCAGCAGGGTAAAGCTGACCAGCCGTTGACGGAAGATCGTTGTTGAATGGAGCAAAAGAGTAACCTGCTACGTCGGCAAGAGCAGAAGCAACACGACCGTTAGTTACAACGAACGTACCAGCTCCAAAACGACCACGATGATAGATCAGATTAGCCATTTCAAGGATCTTGGTTACAACGCGACGCTGCAGGGTTGAAGTGTTTTCGAAACCTGTAGAACCTACTGTAAGATCGATGTTACAGATGTTAGGGGAACCAGCGTTACCTTCAACTGTTTCAACTGTTGCAGCATGGTTTTTACCAAGAGCAAGAACACGGTCAACGAGTTTCTTGTTGATAGACTGAGCAAGTTCGTTAACTGCTACGTTCTCAAGCATTGAGATAACGTCGAAGTTCCAAACGCGATTCAGATCCTGGATTTGCTCAACGGTAGCAGAGATTGATACTTGATCAGCCTTAGCCTCGATGAACTTGGTGAACATGCGCAGACCCATTTGACGGAACTTAGCAGACTCGGAATTAGCACGAGTCATTCCTTCCATTTGAGTTCCGCTACCGTTAAGGAACGGGCCGCTCCAATCTGTTGAATTAGCCAAAGTGTCTGAGTAATCAGCATCAGAAGTAGAAGTGAAACCAGAGATGTGGTTTTCAAGAGCAGAAACAAGTTCAAACGTTTCAGTACCGGCTAGATCGATATGAGTGGTTCCACCGAATGAAGCAGTAGTGCCGTCCCATGCTGTGATG